CTCTCCAAATGATGCGCCAGTCATCATCGGGCCACCGCGAAGACAGACGGTAAACCCATCACTGCAAGATACCCACATCTTATTCAATCGCGCCCTATGGGTTGAATCGATAGGCACATACAACTCACAATGCGCCCGAGCAAGCTGCCCTGTATTGCCTTGTACGTTGTTAATCTGATCTTGCGTAATGAACGCTGGGCGCATGAATTGCTGTGTCATATTAAATCCTGTAGGTTCCAGAAACACGGAAAATAGAAGTACCTGCCAAATCAGCAACTGTTAAAGCATTAGCTCCACCAGCAGTAAAACGAAATAATCTGATTGTCGATGTATTTTCAACATTATCAGCCATTAATGCTGTAGTAGCTGTAGCCGCAAGATTTGTAGCTGTTACAGAAAATGCCGCCTTGTTGTTTGTAGCGCTATTGCTGTTAAATGGAAGATTTGCAATAGTCACACTACCAGCAGCAAGCGTACCTAATGTAGCAAGCTGCACATTACATACAAAATGAATAAAACTTCCTACTCTTTCATAGTATCCATACTGAACTGAATATGTAGGAGTGCCACCTCCAGAGCTAACAACTGTTGGAGTAAATGTGTTTTCTTCAAAATCTGGCTTTTCGTTAACTATAGTTGCAATATCTCGATACCATCGAGCAGTCTCTGCATCGACGTTTTGCCTGGGAGTTACGTTTAGCTTCTTCATTAAACCTGATATTCAGTGATTCGGATAAACGAATTAATCACGCCACCCAATTGACGAGCCGATGATGCTCCATTAAATGTAGTTGTACCTGCGCTGCTAGAACCAGCACGAATTTTAAACGTAGTCGCCGAAGTTGTACCAGCTACCATAGTATGTGAAAGAGTCAAACCAGCAGGGAAAGTACCGCCAATACCTGCATATGTTGCAACAGACAATGCATTTGCGGTAGTATCTTGAAACAAGGCCATGATAAATGCAGGCCCTGCTGAATGTGAGAAATTACCACATGCATCAATAACAAGAATATTACTTGAATTAGTTGGAGTAATTGCCAAAGTCATATACTCGTTACCCTCAGTATTTTGAGGGATAGTATCGTCTGCTGGAATAGTAGTAGTACCAGTTCCTACAGCTCCAGTAATTGAGTAAACAGTTTGTTTAATTACCTTAGCAGTAGTCCAAGTGGGAGCAGATGTGCCACCACTTGTAAAAAATTGACCGCTGGTTCCAGCAGCAAGAAAAGCCGTATTATCAGTTGACGTTTGATAGGCAATTTGCCCGCCAGCACCACCGGCAATATTTGTCGCTTTTGTTGCAGTGGTTGCAGTAGTTACACTTGTTGCTGATGTTGCAGTATTCGCAGCACCGGGCGCAAGGCTTTTAACCATGTAGCTAACTACATTCCATCCATTAGGCGTACTGTTTGGAATTGCTACACAAGAATCTCCTGCTGCTGTCGTAATATTTGCGCTACCTGGGAGATTCAGAGTAGTAGCATTATGCGTCAGCGTAAGAGCGCCAGTAAATCGAATAAATCTAGGCCCGTTATATGTCGTACCAAAACTTGTAATAGTAGTTGTACCGCTAATCTCAACAAACATGGCATTCTGTGCTCCAATGTCTGTCGTAGTCGCAGAGGCAAGCGTTACTTGGTCTGTAAAGCCTTTACCATCACGAAGGGTAGCGATAAACGCAGCGTATTGGCGTAGGTAGTTATCGGCAGTGATAGGGCTCTCGGAACCTGCCGGGCTGTTGCTGGATTCTGTTTGCGAAAGATCGCTGATTGCGCTAGGTACGGGCATTATCGAGCCTCTTTAGGTTGCTGTGCTTGGTAGAGAATGTTTGAGAGCCAAACAGGATCAATATTTGCTGAGTCCAATAGCCCCCCTGCTCCTCTTGCGCCACGCTGGATAGAGCCCAATCCATAAGCCGCTTCTCCAACTAAACGAGGGGAAGAAAGCAAAGCCGATCCAGCAGCAGCAGGAAGACCACCTCCAGCCATGTAAGCAAGACCGGCAGTAGGAGCCGCAGCCATACGCTGAATGCCACGCGGAGTGAATTCGCTCAGTGCTTGACCTGCGATGCTAGGAATGATCGTTCCTTGCGTATCAATCTGGCGTGCAAGTTCAGTCCTACGTCCATAGTTTGTATTGACGTTGTTACGCATAACAGATTGCAGTTTTCGGATTGCTGTATCTGGAGCGGCTTTTTCTCCAAGCGACAATGTGCGCTCAATCTCTTTGATGGCTTCGGTTGCTTTGGAATAGTCTTGCATCGTCTTGGCATAAGACGGAGCTTGCATTGCAATCTCGCTCTTGATCGAGTTATAGACTTGCCCGACTACACGGCGTGCGTTTGTTTCTTGCAGCGGGATAGACTCTCGAATATCACCGATACGCTGTTTTAGCGCATCCAGACCTTCCGGCGTGTGATACTGTTTAGGGGCAAGGTTTTTCCATGCCTGTACTTCTGATTGCACTTTAGAAAGCGCATCGGCTGCTGTTGGGGCTTTTACTTTGCCTTTGAATGTCACGCTATCAATCGCAGAGACTAGAGACTTGTCAATATTGTTAAAGCTCAAAACTGATTTGTCTTTGGTAACGTCAACCATGCCGGATTTGTAATCGGCAGCACGTTGACGGCCCATCTCTGAAACGCTTTGTTTTGCTTCATCCAGCATATCCAGCATATCCGTCTTGCCGCGCATTGCGCCTTTAAATGCTTGACCAGCATCGCCACCAGCAGAACCTGCCTTGAATGCCTCTCGCACAGCCTGACCTCCTGCACCAGTCTGTAATCCTGTAAGCTCTGCAATTCCTTTGCCAGTAATAGAAGCTAATTTCCCTGCGCCTTTTACGGCAAGGTTAAGCGGGTCAATCGCACGCCCAGCAGAAATAACTTTCTGGCCCACGTTAGCCATTCCGGGTGCTTTTGAAAGAGCCATCCCACCAAGACCCAAGACCGATGACGCATCAGCCATAACGCCTACAGGATCGGTAGCCACGGCCTCTTTAAAACCGTCTTCGCTGCCGTATCGCTGTTTGTAAAACTGGCCTACAGCATCAGCCTTTTGTCGGCTTACAGGCTCTTCGCCTACCGCCTTAACCAGTCTCTCAGGCAAGGCATTTTGCAATCCACCAGCCGCAACATCAAGTAGGTTACGAGCCGTCTGCACAGGGCTTGTAAGACTTTCATAAATTCCACCAAGCATTCGAGCGCCGGAGGAAGGAATATTGCCTGCGCCTTCGCCTAGAGCTTGTCCCCAAGTGCGTTTGATAGACGGCTTTTCTTGCTCTTGCGGCAGGCTTTGCTGAATCATCGCTTGCGCTTGTTCAGGCGTAGTTCCTTCCGGCACTTCAAACCGTGCAATTCGACCATCCGGCATTTGGAAACGTGCGACAGGCATTATTCAAATCCCAAGAATTTAGCGCCGCCAGTTGCTTTAGGTGCCATATCAGCAAACAAAGGATTCTTGCTCGAATAGTCGTTTAGTTCTTCGTAGAAACCTTCGTCAATTTGGCCCTTGCGCTTACGGTAATCCCTCGCCATGCTAGCGATCTTCATATCACGTTTGGCAATTCTCGTTGACGTTTCAATCATCATCTTCCGACCCTCTGGAGTCGTAGCAATGTTAGGCGTCATCTGTTGCAGAAATTCGCGGTCCTTGTCGGACATAGCGCCCGGCATACCAGCACCACCAGCAGGATTGCGAAGCTGCAAAGCCATTTCACTAGACAAAGCCCGTGCAGCCTCTTTGTTAGGCATGTTCGGATCAATGTTGAAACCAGCGGCAGCGGCAGTTTTCGCCACTTCCAAACCAATGTCAGAAAATTTCCCTGTGTTCACGCCATCAAGCAACTGACCCAAACGGTTGAAACGGTCAATCGTCCTTTGCGCTGTAAACCCTGCACCTTGAATGTTTGCATACTGTTCGCCAAACATTTCACCGACTTTTTTAGCCTCTGCTTTTTCCTGACCAATGGTTACGCTGTTTTGCGGAGCGCCAGCACGCTTTAGAGACTGCTGATAAGCTGCAAAGGCAGGGTTTTGCTGTGCGTAGTTGAAATTATCAATCTCAGACGATTCTTTAGGAATCGCCATAACTTGCTTGCCATTCTGATAAACAACGTCACCCGGCTTGTAAACCTCTTTCTTAGGCAAAGTACTTTGGTAGATGCTTTGGAAGTTAGCCACAGCATCAGGAGACATGCCCATTTGAATGGCTCTTACAGGATCAAATTTTCCAGGCGTTTGCATTGCAGGCGCATCAACTTGCGGCAGACCCATTGCATTCATGGATACTTGCGGCTCTGATACTTGCGGTCCGGTCATCCGTGCAAACACATCTTTGTTTGTTTGCTGTTGCGCTACCTGCTGGCGCATTTGCTGCATTTGCAGATCACGCAATTCCTGCGCTTTGGCAAGTTGCGACATTTGAGATTGACGATCAAGCGCACCGCCATAGCCAGACAATCCAGCCAATCCAGCGCGGCCAAGGCTGTTCAAAGGTTGACCTTGACGCGCACCAGCCAAGCCGCCAAAGGTAGCAGCAAGCAAGCCTTGTCCTTCTGGAGTCTTGAGGAAGTCTAGCAGTCCATCAGCCATATTGACGCCCCATCATCTGTTGAATCATTTGCTGATTAGCCATCCTGCGCTTTAGCTGCTCTTGCATCGTTTGATCAATGCCTTGCTGTCCAGCTTGTAGCAGTCCTTGAATCTCCTGATTCTGTGATACTTGCTGCGGCATCATTTGCGGAGCTTGCATAGGCTGTTCATTGCCTCCAAGCAAACCATTTGCCATATTGGCAGCACTAAGTGCAGTCATTGCAGGTTGAGCGTATCCGGCAGCAGTTTTAAGGCCACCAAGCAGACCGCCAGTTTGAGCAGCAGTACCAGCAGTAGCGCCTGCAGTGCTTGCACCAGCAGCACCTGCACCAGCAGCACCAGCACCCATTAGGTAAGGAGCAGCCACCATACCACCAGCACCAAGACCGGCGCCCATCAATGCGCCTTGTAGCGGCTTACGTCGATTAAGCAGTGCCCCGCCTACAGCACCAGCAAGAGGAAGCATCCAAAGCATTATTTACCCCCGCCTGATTGCGTTGTAGTCTGGTTCATGCCCATGTTTGAGCTGAACGGAGCAGCCATTGCAGACAATTGCTTGTACGGCATGTTTTGCTGTTCTTGGAATTGCTGATAGTTGAAATCAAGCCCTTGTTGTCCTTGGTTCTGCTGCATCTGACCGACATTCAAAAGCTGGGCCGCATCCTGGTATGCAAGGTTTCCGAATTGAGGAGCCATTCCGATAGACTGCATCTGGCGCGACTTGTCTTGGTCGTATGCTTGTCCATACATCTGGCTAGAAACGTCTCCAAGGCCCTTAACTAGCTGCTCTTGTACTCCGCTATTGCCGAAGCTTCCAGAGCCTGCCATGGCTTGATTCGCTTGGCCTACAACATTTTGCTGGGCACGCTGCACCATCGAGTCAAGGAACGGATTTGTCTGGCCACCTTGAATATTCTGCTGAAGAGCAGTCGTAGCCATTTGCGTAGTAGGATCACCACTTTGTGCGCGGCCTTGAATCATCCCAAACGCTTGGTTTTGAGTTGGATTGAAATCTTCGTATCGCTGCGATGAGTAAGGCGTAAAGGCCTGATTGCCAAGCGTCATTGCCTTGGAGGCATATGCTTTGGCAAGAGGCTTTAGTTCCTCTGGAATACTTGTTTGCGTACTTTGCGTGCCGCCGCCACCACCACCGGACATATTACACCTCTGTTTCCATGATTTGATAAACTGGCTTGAACCCACTTTTCATGGAATAGAGCCGCGCCTGTGCTGGCTTTGCAGCGCACCTAACGCGAGAACATCCGAGGGCTCTTGCCATCTGTGTTAGCTGGCCGTAGAACCGCTCAAAGTGGCTATTTGGAGCCACCATGTCAGTAACGAACAAAACTCGGATATTCGGCAATTGATCAACCCTGACCACGCCCCACCCGACCGTTTCTCCGTCCTCTGACATTTGAATCAGCGTCCTCTCTCCACGAGAGAGAATAAGTTTTAGCTGATCTCCTGTTATCTCACCGCCTGAAACCTCACAGGCTTTACTTAAACAATCAGCCCCTTCACGCCATGCAAAATCAATATGACTGGCTTGAATTGGCTTTAATTCCATTGATATTGCTTAGTTGATAGTAATTTTATATGATTGATATTGACAATGCAAGTATTTGCTATCGCTCTCCAGCAGGCTTAATAATTGGCCGGATATGGGTTACTTTCACATTCCCAGTAAAGTTAATTGATACGCTATGCCAATATGCCTCTTGCATCGTGTCAAACTTGTTATCTGCAATAAATACTGTTTCTCCTGTAGATGGAGAATCTCCGCTGGAATCCTTGTGATAGAAAGTTGCGCTTGCGGTAGTTGGCGAAAATGTCTCAGGGAATCTAAGGCGAAGCTGTGTCAGTAACGATCTACCATCATCATCCCCTGCATCACCAGTTGTAAAGCTCGAAGCGCCAGCAGCACCAGTAAGCAATTGAAGCTGATGCGATGTGTTGAAAACTGACAAAGCAGAGCCACCACTCAACCAATATTGCGAGTCATAGGAAATATCCGGCAGTGCGTCATAACTTGCCCCAAAGCTACTCCAAGTATCGTAAGTAGCGCCAGAGGAAACATACTGTACAGCAGCCTCAATAGACCTATCTGCCTTGCCCCATTGCTTAGTTACTACGTGATAAACAAGCGCACTATTACAAGTGGTCGAACTGCTGGACGGATAGAAAATCCATACTCTGTTATTTTGACGGTCGAACACGCATTTAATTTTTGATTTGAATGATGCGTTTACATTGTCAAAAAACCATTGCCTTACAGTGTCATCTGCTGCAGGAATAGGACGCGATCCGTCAAACATCCAGATATTGTCATCTCCTACAAAGAAATGGACGCCGCCAATATCGCAGATAGCCTCTTTCCCTACGCATCCAGCCTCACCGCCTGGAACTAGACGCCAGTCCCACACTGTAGTGCCGCCAATGTACTGTCCGAGATAGATGGACTTGAGTTTATAGGCGATTGCATAGTCACCAAGCCTAGCTCCAGCAGTGATGATTCCAGACGTATCAACTAGCTGACCGGATGCCGCTTGAGTTGTTACGGATGGAGTCCAGCTAGTTTCATCAAATGTTGCACAGTTATGCCAACCGTCAGGCTTATCAGTACCATCATTCGTGTTAAGCGCCATCACAAAAGCGCCAACAGAAAACACTATTTCAGCTTTTGGAGCGCCTGAAACATCAGCGAAAGCACCACTAGTGCTACTGCGCTGCATAGCGTCTGTTTTGTTTACTGCAATGGTTGCATTGCCAAATTGAGTAAATGCCCAGCGAGTATCAGAACCACCAGTATAGTTGCCCCCACTTGCGCGGGTTACATCAGCCCATGAGCCTGAACTAAGTTCATATAGTTTTGTGGTAGTACCTGCGAATACTCGACGCGATCCACTGCGAATAGTGACAATGGATGTGCCGATACACTCAGCAGCCAAAGCCGGAACATCTGCCGGAGTTGAGTTAGATGGCCCTGCCTGCATCCCATTACGATACGGGACAAAGTTTGTGCAGTCAGTTATTACACCAGGAGTTGTCCGCTCAAGATCGGGAGAAAAACCGAGCAAAGGAATCATGCAGGCCTCACCTGAAGACTGGCACCGTATTTACGCTGGTTATTGTCTCGTACAATCCTGTCAATCGCTTGCTCGTATGCTGCTTGCCTGACCTGAGCATTTGCAGGATCACGCGCAAAAATGAAAAGCTGCGTCATAGTTCCATGCAGATAAGCATCAGGATATTTAGTGATAATTGCGTTTGTCGCGTTAGACCCGCTAAGTCCGGTAAAAGATGCCATGTAGTTGATCACAGCACTACCATCAAGCGTAGAGCTAAGAACAATGTTTGTGCCTTTGATGGTGTAGAAGTTAGGAAGATTTGATGTAAGGATGATTGCATCAAACTTATCTGGTGTGATGTATTGCATTGGCCGCTTGTAGTCACCAGACCAATATACATTTCGCATTCCTCGATAGTCGCTAGGAAGTGCGGCAACACCAGCAGTAACTGTAAGCGTGCTGGTGCCTTCAAAATCTACGTTCTTCAGGCGGACTTGCATATCAGCTTCACAAAGCTGGATGAAGTTAGGAATATCGCTTGTCAGGTCAGAACGGAATGAATGACGAGTTACAGCCGTGACTAGCTCTGAATATGTGGAAATGCTCATTTCGCCTTCACCAATACGTTAAAGCCGTTGGGTGTGGCTTGGAATGACTGCAACTTAAAACGCTGCATGATCTTTGGCAGCCACCAGTCGGATGATTTTTGAATCAAGTGTGCGTTGCGGCCATCTGATAGAACCTTCTTTGCCGGTCCGGTGTGTACCGTGAAAAATCCCCATTTCTCAGTGAGCATCATCAGGTCGTCTAGCACGTTATCCAAAAGCTCCGGCTCGATATGCTCCAGCACATCAATGCTTACTACTAAATCGGCTGGCTCTTTTCCCGAGAATTCAGGTACTCCTGGGTCATATCCTAGATACTCACAGTCACGCTCTACCTTGAGCACTTTCAGCAGATTACGCATAGACCCACAGCCGTAATCAAGCATAGTATTGCACTCCAGCCGGTCAACTAGGTCAGAGACAATATTGCCATATTGCAGACTTGCAGTGCCGTAGTTTCCTTTGGCGTGCAGTGATTCCTGCTCTTTGCGGTAGTCTGGAGAAATTAGCATAATGTTATTGAATGACCTTATGGAAATCAAATCCCGCAAATAGTTGGATTATCTTTGAGTCTTAGAATAGTGTTATTCCAAGTCTCTCCATTACGCTGTCTGAATAGTTTTGCGCTATTGTACCAAGGGAACTGATTAGCGTAAAGCCATAATGTCTGATCTGGCACTAGGATGACGCCAGGAACGCCCAAAGCGCCTGCCAAGTGGTGTACTGAGGTATGCACTCCGATAACCATGTCTAGGGCTGCTACAAGCCCTGCTGTGTCGTCATAGTCATCCGTCATCGTGGCGCGTTTCCAGTGCTTTACCGGAAGACCAGACGCGGCTATTTCATCGTTCGGGTCTTTATACTGTAGGCTAACCCATGTGATTTCTGGGTGTGCCTCAATCAGCGGCCTAAATGCCTCTAGGCCAATTGCCCGTGCTTCTCGCTTATTGTGTTTTGATCCACCCGACCATGCAATGCCGATAGATTTGCCTTTTAGCACAGCTTTCCACTGTTCTACGCGCTCGTGATCAGCTTTCAGGTATGGCGTTCCAGGGAATGATGCTGCAGAACGACGAAAGAATTTAGGCAGAGTACCAATAGAACAGCGACCATCAAAATGATATTTGTCCAACCAATCCACAGCCTCACGGCGGGTGCCATATACATCAACATTCGGAAATGATCGGCGGAATAGTCCTTCTAGTCTCTTATCACACTCTAGAACAACTTTATTATCTTTTGCAACATCTTGCAAACAGCTTGCATACATCACTTCATCGCCGAGACCTTGTTCACCATAGACAATCAGCGTCTTACCCGGCATTCCATTCCAGCGCGATTCATCCTGATACTGCGTTTCCTTGCGAAACTTGCCACCTAGCAGGGCCTCGTAATTGTCCCACCCTGTCGCCCAATCGTTGACGGCAAGGGACGCCATAGCAAGCACGGAGCGCCCCGCTGTAGGGTCGATCTGACGCGCTTTGTTAGCCCACTCGATAGCCTGTTTGTAGTCTTGGGTACTGAGATAGCAGTTACCGATGTTGGATGCGTAGTTTGCACGCTTATCAAGGTGCCATGCCTTGCGAAACATTTTCATGGCCTCAGTGTGCATTTTCATGCCTTCGTAAGCCATGCCAAGGTTATTCCATGCCTCGGACTTCTCAGGGCGAATATCAGTTACTCGCTTGAATATGTGACTCGCCATGCCAAAGCGCTCGGCTTCAGCATAAATTTGCCCAATCAGGAAAAGGGCTAAAGAGTCATTAGGATTTTTGTCTAACAGTGCAGCGCATTCGTGTACTGCTTTATCAGGGTCTTGCTTAGACAGTTCCTGAAGGTCTGTGTAAATGCCCAATTAGATTTTGCCTTTAGTGGTGAAGCAATGCCCGTACTTGTCTCGGTTGCGTGCTAGGAATTTACGCAGTTCCTTGGCTGGCTGAGAGTATGGATTGAATTTATCTTCAACCATCATTTTAAGACAATCTGCCTCTGACAAGTGGATACAGTGCCAAAAATTATTCTTGATGCCGTTTTTGCTGTATTCGTCAGACTCTCGCAAGTCTTTATTCCATTGGTGCGCTGCGCTTGTATTCTGCGTATAGCGAACCTTCATCTTTCCATCTTCAAAGCCAATGTCTGTGACAAGGCCGGTAATGGGGTCAATATTTCTGTCTACGATTGCCATTATGCGTCCTTCCAAGTTCTGCCGCGACGTATTCTAAGCACAGTCGATATATGTAGGCTATATTTTTCAGCGTAATACTTTGCTTTGATGTGATTATTATCTCGTATTTCTCTAGCTTGCTCTGCTGTTATTTTTGCCTTTGGGTTATTTTCTCCTACATGAATAGGAGGTTTGATAAACCTGTTTTTGTCCATCGCATCATGCGTGTTTTCTTTGGCAGTACCAAATCTAAGATGATCTGGGTTCACGCACGAAGGATTGTCGCAAGAATGCAAGATGTACATTCCATCTGGTATCTCGCCTTTATGAATTTTGTAGCTCAGACGATGGGACATTTCTTTACCATCTTTCTTGCTACCAAGTCCAATAGTCCCATAACCGTTTAAAGTCTTTGCCCCAGTCCAAATCCAACAATCTGAAGTTTTATCAACGAACTTCCAGAATCTTACTTCTACCGATGTGCGTTTCCTCGCTACCAAATCAGTAGTGCCATTGCGAAAAAGTCTCCCGTAGTGCTTTCGGCATAAACCTTTTGCAACTACGGGAGACTCGCAACCTTCGATAGAACACATGGTAATCCTTGGAGTTTTTACACCCCAAGTATACCACAATTCTATTTAAGTGACGCTCTGGATTTTAGCATGGGCGTCGGGATTATCACCTATCAGGGTGAATTCCGTCAGGATTTCACCGCGAGTGGCATCACCCGTCTTAGCACGCTCCTCGAATTTGATCGGTCGCAAGAATCCGACCGACACATATTCGGGGTCAAGTGCAAGCAGTGTACCGGTTCGCATGTAGCGATTGAGCGAGATTTTATGCTCACCAAAGTCGCTGATGTACAGGTCAACACCGCCGATAACCACTGCTTGAGCGGTACGAGCGCCAGAGACTTGCACACCTGAGAACTTGGAAGCACCGCCGAATGTAGCGATCTTGCGTTTCAGTGTCGAGTTGACCATGATAAGGCTTGCATCTCCACCGTCAGTCCATGCGGCTTCCAGTGCGGAAACCAAGTCGCCTTCGGTCATTGCCGTAGCGGTGCCGTCCGTAACAGCGCCCCAGACGCCAGCAGCGTAACCGGGCGTGGTGCCGGTCGTGTTGCCAGTGCCAAGGATACGATTGCCGGAAATCATCGCTTCGATACCAGCCGAAGAACGAGCGGTGCCAGAGCCACCAGCAGACGAAACCTGATTCTGCACAAGTGCAAATTCAATGTCTCGCTTCAGTTCTTTGCCCTTCTTGGCGATCTGATATGCGAATTCAGCAGCGCGGCCATACTTGCGAACTGCATCAGCAGTGCCAGAAACCATGACGGTTTTCTTAGCGATCTGCGTGTAGTTGGAAAGCATGGTAGTGGGGGTCGCGGTAGCAAAAGTGCTATCGTCGCCTTCAATCGCCCGGTTAGCAGCAGCAGCAGCCAGCGAATCGGTCTGCCACTGGTGCAGGGTGTTCGTGACTTTCTTGCGCTTTGCCATCGATAGGAAAGGGGTTTCCTCGGGCGAGATGTTAAAGATAACGTCTTCGACGTCTTCTGCGATACCTACGAGGTCGTAGCTATCAGTGGTTCCAGTTGATTGTGCCATTTCAATTCCTTATTTACGTCGTGTGCTTGAACGTGCCAGAATCAGCGCGGCAGCATCGTTTACAGTGCCGGTCTTCTTCAGGCTCTTTGCCGCTGTTTCGACAGCAGCCTTTACATTGCTTTTCACTTGACTACCAGCCCCAGGCTTCATAGTCTTATTGCTGACCTGTTGCTTTAGCTTCGGGTCTAGTTGGCTCATCTTCCAACCCTTGTATGCAAGATCAAGAGCCTTAATTACTGGCTCACTCATCACTGCACGCAAAGCGGTAGGGTCTGCGCCTAGCTGTTTGACAGAGAAATCCAAGAGTGTGTTGGAGTACTCATCTGACCAGCCTTTGATATTCTTTTGTGCATAGTCTGCAAGCCGTTGAAATCGTTGCGCTGTTTGCGCCTGCGACTCTTGTTGCATCTTTGCTTCTTCCTGCTGATACTTGGCCTCTACTCGCTGTTTAGCGCTTTGTAGCTGCACATATTCAGCATTCAGCCGTGTCAACGCTACCGGATCATTTTCGGCAAGCGTATTGAAGTCCATTTGCTCAATCTGCGCCATTCGGCGTGCGATTGTTCGATGGTCTGCAATAAGGTCTGCCTGTTGAGTGGCTACCTCTTGCATCTTCTGTACAGCTTCGATTTGTGATTCTGCGAATTTCCGAAGATCGGCGGCCTCTTGGAACTTGCGCGTCGCACCTGCCTCAACCTCTTTGGCCTTGGCTTCGATGCGCTTTGCTTGTTCAGCAAGGGCGGGAGGAAGTTTGAACTTCTCGCCAGCTACGTCAATTTCGATATCTTCGCTTTGAGCTTCGGCTTCTTCCTGCTCGCCTTCCGATTCCTCGGTTTCCTGCTCTTGAGCGTCGGATTGCTCCTGCTCATCGGCTTGGGCTTGCGGTTCATCTTCCTGCTCGGGTTCATCTCTTACACCCATTCGGCGCAGTAGCTCGTCTGCTGCTCCCTGTTCCGAATAACTGACTTCCGGTTGAACCGGCGTGGTCACTTCTGCCATTTAACACTCCAAGGGTCGTATCACTACGATGCCTGCCCCAATCATTCCCTTCCGGGATTCTCGCTAGGGGGCTTGTCTAGCGCGAATACTTATTTCTTCGGCGGCTTCTTGCCTTTTTTCTTCATGCAACCCATGATTTCATCCGATCTTTCATACTCTTTTTCTTGGCCTCTAGATTGATCTGAGCAATCTTGCCATCCGTCACGCACTTCATAAAGAATGCTTGATACTTGGCATGGAAATACTGCATGGCTTTGATATGCTCAAGCGTTTCCTTATCCTGCGGAGTAGTTTCTTTCCACAGCCGATATACTTCGCGCTCGACGTGTTCGCAAGCCTCTTTCCACAGGTCATCATTAATGATGTTCTGTGCGCGATAACCGCGCTGGATTTCAGTTTCTGTTTTGTCCATTACATCATTAGTAAGATCAATTCGTCGTCACTGATACGCTTAACGCTCTTTTTGACATTAGCTATTACTGTAGTCTCAATAATAGGCGTTGTCAATGCCTCAAGCTCGATTAATAGCCCCTCTACCTTTGCCCATTCCTGTGCGGATACTGTCTCAGGCTTAGGAGATTCTGCAACCTTGGCTTTCTTGGCCTCTTTGAGCCGATACTTCTGTAGCAGGGCCTGCACCATTACGGCAAGCTCTTGCTCGGTCAAGAAGTACCGTTTACCCTCGATTTCGTACCATTTACGATTAGATATGTTACGGGCAATTCCACCTCTGCGCTCTTGCTGCGCTGGCGTAATGTATATTGCAGCATCGCCACCAGTTATCGAGTATTCACCGCCCAAAGCCGTCAATACATAAGCGCCTGGGCTTGTCTTTGTAATGACAGCATCGCCACCAGCCAAGGCATACGCGCCACCCTGTGCCGACAGATTGCGCCCACGGCTGATGATTGCTGCTGCGCCTGTGTATGCGTAAGTTCCTCCCGTGGCACTCAGGCTGCGATTCTTGAGAATCGTCGCGGTCTGTCCTGTATATGTGTAACTACCGCCCTGTGCTGTCAGGGTGTAGCCAATAGCACCGGGAGTGTATGTAATCGTCGCTTGCTGACCTGTATAGGTGTATGCGCCGCCTGATGCCGTCAGAGTCCTATTCCGGCTTAATACAGCCTGTGCGCCGTTGACCGTGTAAGCGCCACCCTGGGCGACTAGGCCACGATTCCGGCTGATTACCGCGCTTGCGCCTGTTAGTGAGTAGCTACCGCCTAACGCTGTTAGAGTGTAAGTAGATCCACCAGCCGTAGCATTCGGATCGCGCAGCCTTACATCGTCTGAATCTGGATCAGAAGGGACTGACCATAGAATGATGTCATTCCCAGCCATTTAGACCGCCGTCAGCGTGTTAAGCGTGGCCCCAGTTACATCCGGGGAGCCTGTCTTGTAAGAAACAACATAATGACGCGAGTTTGTGGGCAAGACTACAGAGTAATTTCCAGAACCATCAGAGATAGTCTGAGCCACCTTTACATCATCACCAGTCTTGAAGATGAT